CTTGCGGCCCGAACCCTCGCGCTTACCGCCATGCTGGCCCATCTTGCTAAATCTTGATTTCTTTCAAGTGACCGATAGCAAACGGCTCCAAAACAATCGCGCTTGTTTTAGCAATGGCAATAACTTCCGCAATTGCTTTCTCTGGAGAGACCCTAAACCATTCCCCTAAAACATGTGTTCCAGAAAGAGCCCTATGAACGGCCTTTTCTATAAGGGCCGCCTCGCCACTAGAGGGCGCAGTAAATACGCCGGCGAGCATAAGTCGCCGCCATGTCGAAACTTGATGACCAGAAAGCCTGCTATATGGATTGTTCGCCATCCCAATCTTACAAACGCTCGCATCATTTTCTTCATGCAAGACGTAAATAAACCGCCCCGGATTTTTAGTCGCGCTTCCTGGCTTTCTTCCAGACCCGGCCCGCGCTCCGCCGCGACCAGGCCGAGCGGACTTGATTTGGATTACTTCTGCCATTTCTCGACCACATCATGGGCTGGCAATTGCCCGTTACGTTCAGACCCCTCGCAGCACGAAACTATCCGCTCGCCGTTGCAGTTAGGGCAGATATTGAATTCATAGAATCTACCGGCGTTCTGCCGTATCATGCCGGAGCCGAAGCATTGCTCACAGCGCATTTAATATATCCGCGTGTGCAGTGTTGACGGCTTTTCGTCTGGCGTCGAAGAAAGAGCGCTGATAGCCGCGCTAATGCTATTCATCGTCATGTGGTAGCTATCAATGACAGATTCGCATTCGGCTAGATCGGTAATTAGTTTCTTTCGCCTGGCAAATTCAGCATCGACTGCCGTGCCAATGTTTTTGCGTGCCTCTTCCAGCTCGTTTATTGCCAGCATGTAGGTCGTGTTAATCCGCAGCATTCAGACATTCCCGCCCAACAATAAGACGCTCTCCCAGTCTATCAACGACTAGATGTTGATACCGCAACGGTCGCCCACAAAAATCACATTGGCACGCGCCAACATACCCGCCGTCAACAATTACCTTGAGAACAAAGCGTCTTTGAAGTGGTTTCCTGCGCTCTACCCTTACCTTAAAGGGCGCACTAAATGGCAGTCGATCGGCATCTTGCCCCATCATGCGTTCCCCGCCGGCCATGCTTCGCTTAGGATCGAGAATAACACCGCTTTGTCGAATACCACGGTATCCTCATCGACCATCTTGCGCAGACCTTCGTCGGCCATCGATTCCAAGCTATAACTCTTTATCCGTTTTACCATCTCGCAGAAACTATCGTCGTGCCATTGATTGCTCAGGCACGTCTGCATGACTGCGTTCACTTCAGTTTCTTCTTGTCCAGCCAGACGCTTCCTCCGAGCCTGTGAGCCTTTGGTTTCCTTCCGTTGACTAAGCGCGCCTGCTTGCGGCGCCGTTTAGCCGTTGCCGTCGCGCACATTCTTGGATCTTACCGCAGCCTCTAAATCAGATAATCGTTTTTGCTGTATTAACAACTCAGCGCAAATCCGCTCTAGCATGGAAGATATTCTGTTCCACTGCTCATTTGTAAGGGAAATCAAATAAGTCCCACATGCCTAGAAACATCGTCATGCAAAATATATAAAACAAAATCATTGGTTGCTCAAAAGCGTGAGTTCTGATTCCATCGCGTCAATGTCTGCGGATTGCTGGTCGAGCAAATCATGTGCATGGGCAAACGCCACAGGGGCTTTCTGGTCAATGCCGTCCATCTTGGCTGCCAGGCCGTCCAGCTTTGCAGCATGGTCGGCTTTCATCTTTGAAAGTCTGGCGGCGATTTCTTGCGCTTTTCCCATTGGTTTTCTCAGCGCCAGATCCAGCGCGGCTTCTATGTTAGCGAACTCGTGGTCTGTTAAAGGCCGACCCATTGCAACCCGGTAGCAATAGCTAGAACGAAATCAATCGCCAGAACCACAAATCCCAACCAACCGAACGTCAGCGCAACCTCTGTGACGTGCTTGCGCTTGCCGTATTCCCATAACCAGCTTCCTAGCCACATCAGCGAGCCGCCGATAAGAGCGAGGTAAACGATAATCACTGCGCTGCCATCACTATCGAGATAAGAACTACAACCGTTATTCCAACAAAGAACGATATTGGTTCACGCTCATAGGCCAGCCATATGCGATCTTGGATTGACGATAACAAACCCTGAAATGCTGCGCGCATGAACCCTCGTTGCGTGGCCGCCCGAATTTGGATCGTAAACAATCCAGATGTTGCCGCTCACATGGCTTTCGAGCGCCATGACGTGATGACTGCGCACGGCTACCATCCCTGGAGCTGGGGACGACCGCGGAAACTTGAACCAAGCCCGCGCTAACCAAAGCTCGCGCACGGAATGCCCGAACACATGGATTGAAACACCGCACCCGCAAAAAGCCCGCCAAAGGCATCCAGCGGGATGGCTGACAATCGTTGCGGGGGAACCGTTGGCGTCTACTCGGTAATGGTGGTGTCTTGGCCTAGCGTCGGCGGTGGATAGGAGCGCGATAAGAATCGCGGCAGCAAGCATCGTCTGGCGCAAGGCCATGTTAACTCCAGGGGTTGTGGAGGGGCGTCGTCCTTGTGGTAAGTTGGCGGGCCTAAGGCGCTGGTTAAAAAGGGCTAATGCCGAGATATGGCCTGCCCGCCGTTCGTGAATTTGGGGATGCTGCGCACAAATCGCGCCAGCATAGCGTTTTATGGCACACTTACCCGACACCTGTCAACCACTAATAGTACGATAATTAGAACGAACCGTGAAACCGTATACTACGGCTAGTATCTCTAGGCATTCCTTGAACAACCTGGCCAGCTCTGCCCTAGCCCGTTCGCCAAAGGCCAATTGGTTCAAAAACCTCCTGTTTCCAAGCACTTCTCGGATTAATTGCTCCCGTTCCCGCCCTAAAGCCTTCCTGCCGTCGTCCAGCACCTTGAAAGCCCTCGCCTGCCTGTCCGTGAAGGGCTCTGGAATCCTCCCGCCGTCCACCGCTTCCTTGCCAGGATCAATCGAACGACATCCGCCAATCTCGGCTATCTCGTAAGCGTCACGCCACCACTTCCCGGCTTCCCACTGGTGGTCTTGGATATGGCCGTGAGCATGTAAGCGCCCCAACGGATCGTCCCGTATCGAACGAAACGCGATAATCTTCGCGCCGTGTTCGTACGGATCGTCAACCTCGATCGGAGCCACCTGCGCATTGGCAGGAAGTTCCTTAGCCCGCATGTCGTAAATCGTTGCGGACTTTCTCTGGACTTCAACCACTACGTTTTTTAGCTTCTGACGCTTCCCCATTTTTCCCCCGTCTATTTTGTTACTTCATCAATCCCACGCCTTCCAACTTTATGAATCCGACGACAGCGGCAGTCGTGATGGCGGCGTCGTATGATGCCGAAAATAAGTATCTAACGACCACGAATGACAGCGCCGCAAATATAATGGTGCCGATAACTCCGCCGACCCATAATTCAAATGCTCTAGCCATCTTGTTTCCCCCTAATCCTGTCCGCTATCAATTTCGCATAGCCGCCGATGTCGTCCCAATTATCCAGGTAATCGTGATCCCCGCCGATGATGCGGGAAATCTTAGTGGCTATCAGTTCAAGAGATTCCTTGATGTCCAACGGCAGATTGTCCCATTGCGGCAGCATTCGCATTGAGGCTTTGATGTGCTGTGAAGTCAGAGCATTGGCCGCGAACGGCCCATAAGTCAGTCCACGTTCTTGCGTGAGTTTAGCCGCGTCGCGCATGAGACGTTCCCTTAGGCTTAAGCCGGTCATAGGAACGCAAGGCCACGTCAACCAGGTATGCTAATGGTGCGGACTCCACAGCATCGAAAACGTCGTCAATGACAGGCTTCACCCTGCGAACGGAGTGCATAATCGTGGTGTGATCCCGACGCCCGAACTGATTGCCGATTTCTGGATATGACCTATTGGTAAGGACTTTCGCCAGCCCAATCGCCATATGCCGCGGACGTATCAGGCTGGCGTTCCTCCGCGGAGAAATCAGTTCGGCCCGGCTAATGCCACAGTGCCGGCAAACAAGCTCCTGTATTTCCCTGATGCTGACAAACGGCGTTATCGTCGTGCTGACGTTTAGGCCCTGCCGACGACACGCCATGAAAAAACCTTGCACCACGCCATAAGTTTCTGAAATCCATCTTGGCTTGGGCTCAACCACTTTCGGCGGCGCCATATCGCGGCACATGCGGGCGCGCATCGTTGCTGCTGCTAAACTCATCACAAGTCCGCCCCCTTTCTATTCCACTTGTCAGATATGGTTTCAAAGCGCCCTACCGGACGGGCCTTAGTCTTGTTGTCCTTCGCCATTTCCAGAAATTGATCGTAAGTTATTTCTCCATCCCTCACTGGCGGTGGAACAAACGGTTTTGGCTTGGCGTTTGGAAGCGCAAGGATTGCTTGGCGCCGAGCTACCCGATCGCAAAGCTCGCGAACCTGTCCAACATTCGGCAGCCCCATTGGGAATTCGGCAGCAACGCCAGTTCTAGGATCGGCCGCGTAATCGACAACAGCGCAATCGTAGTCGCCAAGTACAAGCGCAAGGGCAGCCGCAAATTGCTCAGGATTCTGCGCTTCGTCCCGGCGGTAACAGCCGCAAATCATCCTCGCTCTTTCGAGGCAATAAGCTTGGTCTGGGCGGGAAGCTGACGACTCCGCTCTTAACCCCGGCTTGGAGTTTGTCGATGGCACCAGTGACGCTTCGGCTATCGTCTTGAAGTGATCGCGATCCTCTTTGTCCATCACGCATAACCTCCAGCGTTTTTGGTTCTATTATTTTCGCGGTTGGGAGTGGCGCATCGGCTAGGGCATGGGCCTTGGCGATTGGCTTTTCGAAATAGGAAATGTTTTCCGGGGGGCCGTCACGCTTTCGACCCAGGACGCCCTTAATCGTTGAGATGATTATTTCAGGACGCCAACCGCCGGAAAGCCATTTCTCGACCATATGTGGCGCTCCACAAAATCCAGGCGGCCAATCCATCGGCGTCGGATGCCCGCAAAGCACCCCGATTTCTTCTGCTATCGAGGAAGCAAGCGCGCGCTGTTCATCATCATCATGTAATCCCTTCCCTTCCCTTCCCTTCCCTTGGACTACGTTACGTGCGTCGTTACGTTCATCGTTACGATTTGCTTGTTCCTTACGTCGCGATGCCGTAGCGGCAGCTGTACGGCGGCGTTGCGACCTTCGTTTGCTATCGGATTCCAGTGCTTTCTCAGCAATTACAGGGTGATAGAGGCGTCCGTCAGAACAAGTGACAAATCCTCGAAGGGCACCGACTTTCACTTGGTCCCATGATGCTAAGTCTCGGCCATAGCCAGCTAAGGTCGCCAGCATCCTATCGTCGTCAGGCAGACTGGCTGCGGGAACCTGATGCCATGCAGCGCACCACAATAAAACAGCGGCGCGGAACTCGTCGCCGGTGCTATAAACAACCGTATCGCTATCCCTAAGCCGAACGACTTCTAGCGGCATGTAGGCAAAATCGCGCAGGTCCAAATCGCGCGGAGTAAATGGTTCTGGCATCACGGCAGCCACTCCTTCACGATTTCCAGCGTCTCAGGATTGATATTCAGAACCGGCTTGCTCGCAGCCATGAAATGCGAACGTTCTTCGGCCATGCCGGAACTGTTTTGCCAGCCTTCCATTTCGGCCATTAAGAGAACGTCGCACCAGCGGGCGCGTTTAAGATCGCGCCGTAACCAATAACTGGAATCCTTGGGGTCCAATCCACCATGAAAGGCAACTCCATGAGTTTCCGCAATTGGGCAGTAATAATCGACGCCGGCGCGTTCTAATCTCGCAGCGACCTTGCAGGCATCGAGATAGGCGCCGTGAACGCCGCGGGGATATTTGGAGTATGGCGTTGAAAGATAGGCCATGATGATTTCTGATAACTTCATTCTGCCGCCTGCATGATTTCAACGCGCGGACGAACCGACTTGTCGTAATGCTCGCAGCAATACATGCTGGCGAAATAAGGCCCGTGCGTCATTCTTTGCTCACCGCAGAATCTTTGCTTGGGATATTCTTTCGGCCATCTGGCAACTGGCCAATGGCATTGGTTCGCTCTTAAATCCACAAGCTCAAATCCAATATCCATTATCGGATCGTCGGCCATCATCGCCGCGGTCTTTGTGTCAACTTGGGCGAACTTCGGTGCCGACGATTTCTCTATCTTGCCGAATTCCCTATCGCAGACATCAACGACAATGGCGTGCTTGATGCCGAGCGTGGCGCTGATTTGCCGCCTTGCAAATCCAGCCGAGTGCATGGAAATAATCGAGGCGTCATGTTCGGTAGGCTTTGGCTTGCCGTGATCCTTGAGCTTGCCGCGTTGTATCAGACCGTGGATTGCATCCCGCGTGCAGCGCGTCTTGAACTTCTTCTTGCAGCGCGCCGAGACATCGGAAACGAATGCCCCGTTGTCCAATAGCTTCTGAGCAAACGCGATAAATTCATCCCCCGCCTGCATTTCCATCCCCTATAGTTTTTTACATTGGTATCGGTAGCGATGCCGTGTATCGAACGGCTTGCGCGAGCATGGTCCTAAGTTCGGATTTGGTTGGTTCGCGTTTCTTGCGAAAGGCTTGGCTGCTATCTATCCGCGCAAGCTGCATGTTGATCTGCCTATTGCGCCTGCGCGATTCCCACGACTTGCTGCGGATTTCAGGAGTTATCGGAATGTGCAGACTTTTATCGCTGCGCCATTTCTTGATTCCGATACGCCATGCCTTGCCCATAACGGCATTGCGAGTTTTTCCGACATCAAGCCCAATAAGGGATGCGGACAGTCCTCTGGAAATGCCGACGTGCAAGTATTCGATTTGTGCGGCTGTCCAAATCATGCCGCCCACTCGATATTTGATGGAGATTCATCGGCAATGATGAATTTTCTGAGACGCTCCTTCATTTCCCGCGTAATATAGAATCCCTCTCCCCACCTTGTTTCTATTTTGATATTGTGCGGAGACAGTTTTTTTCGAAGCCTGCATATATAAACATCAATGTCTTTATCGCCGCGCTCGCAGCCATTTTTCATTCGCGTCGCAATTTGTTCTCTGCTTGCGAACGCGCGTTTATAAAGCAAAGCAAGAACGTCGGCCTCGATCGGCGAGAGCGGAAATTCAGTAATGAAATTAATTCCAGCGCCTAATGCATCCTCCAGTTCCGCAATCCGCGTCTCTAAAGCAGCAACCTTTTTGTCAACCGTTTCTATCGTGGATCTGAGTTCATATCCGCCACCGACTTCGCTGCGCCCGATCTCAACATTGATATAATTGAGGCTTAACCGCAGCCGCACCATCGTGTTGCTTATTCCGTTTGTGTAGGTTAGCGGCCTCTGTAGGCGGGCGTTCATCTGTTTGCATGTCAGTCCAGGGGTAGCCAAGAGAATGCGGGCTAATTCGGCTGGCCTGCTGCGAAGGCGAATGCGCTTGCCGTTGTGTGATAGAACGCCGTCGTCAGTTATGGAGATTGGATACATCACCCCCTCCGGGCGCAGTTCTTTGAATGCCAGATGAGCATTTTGCCCAAGTCTGTCTTGTCATCTCTGGACAACTTGGATTGCTTGTTTTGAGCGATGTAGCTGGAGATTTCGTGGGTGACGTTCGGACAAGCCACCACTAGACAATCAGCAGCAAGATTGCCGTTGGCGTCTGGTGGATTGGTGCAGGCGATGAAGAATGCGAGAACGATTGGAGTCATGGGTTCTTCTCCGGTTTCATGCTGCTTCAAGGAATAAATCATCGAGGATTTTGTTGTCCGCACATGACAGACAATAGAAAAGCAAACCGAGAGCATCCGCCGCGTTGTCGTCTTTCGGTTCAATGCCGCGGTTCTGACATTCCGCTATGACGTTTGACTTGAGCCATTTGCGGCGTTCTTTTTGCGGGATGATTCGGGGGGCGTTGGCATGGCCGATGAAGAAGCTCCGCCATGTCCCCACTCCGATGATTGCCAAATCCAGGTCGTAATCGTGGGCTAGTTTGCGAACGATGACGTGAGCGCCAAGTAACCAAGCCAGCGTGTCTAGGCTTGTCTTGCCGCGAACCGGAACAGGCGCTTCAATCGCGATGGATTGAATGGGGAATGCGTGGAGATTGTCCTGTAACCAATGCTCGAACGAATAGGCTCTAGCACCTAACGGCCCGACAAACTTTTCGGCACCGTGGTCCGGCCATTCCATGCCGGTACAAAACCGCGCCCACCCCGTTGTCGAGGCAAGATCCAAGGCAAGGATGTGCAAGCAAACCCCCGAAATCCGCGCCCCACGCGGCAGTACAAGAACCCGATTTGGCCGGGCAGTCCTACTTAGCTACCAACTCGCCGTGAATCATTTCGCCCAATCCTGAAACAGCAGACGCAAGCTCCAACCGTTCGCGGTCGATGCGCTTGACCTCGTTAGGGGTTAGCTTGCCGTCCTCTGCGGAAAGGATTGTTTCGTGAACCACCTCGCCGGATTCGTTCGCTATCTTCGCGGTTTGAATCCTGATGCAGCTCAGATCAACGGCCGCCCGAGATGTTCGCGACATTGCGCGGCGAAATAACAACCCGCTAATAATGGGCTTTCCGGAGAGCCGTTCGACAACTGCTATTACGTCGGCGGGAAGATAGTTTGAACATTCCCAGTTATATGACCTAGAGATTGTCCCGGCATCTAGCCGACAGTCCGACTCGGCCGCGACGCGGGTTGGACCGCCGGCCAAGTTAACTGCATACCTGGTGGCGTCTTTTAGTTCCGTATCGACATTGAAATTCTGAGTGCCGTGCATGACAGCCTCCCGTTCATTCAAGGTTCCGAAGCGGTATTGGATTGCTGTATTTTGTTTCCGAGCGGATATTGTGGGAAAGTTTTCCGCAGTCTGTTAAGATTGGTTGTAACGTATGCGTAACAAGGGGCTTGATTTTCCGGCCAAAACAGCGGGACACTCGCCGCCGGCATCCGCGGGGGAAAATCATGAAGGAACCCATCACAATCGACCCGATGCAATGCGGGGACGTTTTTTGTTCTGGCGTCGCAAGGGTCGAGAAACTGGCCGGAGATTGCATCCGGCTCGTGATTTATTCCGAGCATTGCCGCCACGGCCAATCGGAGCGCGTCATCGTTGCTCAAATGGTCTGGCCTATTGCGTGTTTTTACGAGGCGCAAACCCAAATAACCGCCGCGCTCGAAGGCATTGTTGGGCTGTTGATGTAGCCTCACGGCGCACCTATCAGGTCTGCCAAATCCGGTCTGATTTCCCGTTCGGGGATTCCAGTTTCCGCGTTGATTTTGCGGGTCACATCTGGACCTGGCATCCGGGTGCCGGCCTCAACGCGCTGGAGAAACGACCGTGATAAGCCAAGCCGTCGTGCCATCTCGCTCTGCGAGATTTCGTTTTCCTGGCGGAATTTTCGTAACGGATGAGCCATGCTTCCTTGATGCCATAATGGCTACAAGGTTGTCAAGCCCCCAGCGGGGGAAAATGTTGCCGCATTGGCAAACGACGCGCGTGCATCGTTCGTTTAACTTTGACGGCATGGGGCGCATTAGGAAGGGCGCGAGGGTCCACCTCTATGTCAGGGAGTGGGTGGAACATCGCCGCGTATCCGTCGAACGATTGGCCGGTCGGCTCGGTGTCGATCGCAGCGCAATTTACAAGTGGATAAACGGGGATCGGCGTCTAAAGGCCGAAGATATTGCCTCGATAGCCGACGCGCTCGACATAAAGCCGCAAGACCTTTGGCGACCGCCGTCCAGACCGAGTATTGATGCGCTATTGGAGGGCCAGCCGGATAGCGTGGTAGCGAAGGCGGCCGAAATGATCGAAATCCTCAAAAGAGCCGGATAAATGCGCTGGGTAGTCATATTGTTGGCGCTTTCGGTCCCGGCTTTTGGCCAGGATTTCCCAGAATTTGACTACGATCCTTATTGCAAGATTCAAGTCCAGCGCGGCACGTTCGGTAGCGATATGACCCTTGCGCCCACTGTCTGTTCCGTGTCTGAAAAATATGCCCGCGGTACGGCCCTGGGGGCTTGGGAAACGGCTTCCGACGACATCAGGCGACTTTGCCTACTCCAGATGAATTTAACCAAAACCGGTATGCCGCCATCCTACGCCCAATTGGGGGCGTGTCTTGTGCGCAGTATTGCCAGATCGACGCAGGGGCCGGGAAACTACACCTATTATCCGCCCCCGCCGGCGAACCAGGTGATTCAATCCCTGACGCTGCCGGAATGTTCGGCCCTCGCCAGAGATGGCGGAACCTGCATCGCTAAATAGCCTATTTTTCAAGGCCGTAGCCAGATTGTCAACATTTTTGTCGAAAGCCTATTGACAATGATGTAGCCAATATGGCATCAATGTTTCCGACAAAGGAAGCATCGAATGACCCCGCATCTCATCCACGCAATCGCAATGCTCTCGCTGACGGTCGCCTTTGTGCTGACGGTCGGTTTGTCGTTCCTCTATCAGAGGTGAACCAATGATGTACTTCATAAAATGTTCGGGACTTATCAACGGTCGCCGTTGCGAATGGTTTGCCGAGCGAGACACAGACCGCATGGGATTTAGCAACACCGTTGACGACATCATGCGCGGGCAGGTCGAGCATGTGAAGGCGGTCTATGCCGCCGACGACGAATCCGACAGTTGGCAGCCTGTGAGCGACGAAATCTGTCAGGAAATCGCCAACCGATTGAACTCCGCGCCAGAAGGCGAATTGAAGGAGCTTCTCGAAGAAATTATGGGCTGCGAGTTCGTCGCCCAGATTGAACGCGACATGGTGTTCGCATGACCTTTTGGTTCGGGCTCACCGTTGGAATTTTCTTCGGTGCCTCGGTCGGCTTTCTTGCCGCCGGTTTAATGAACATGGCGCGGGGCAACTAATGAAAACGATTGCCTCAATCCGCAATCCGCACCGCTGGTGGCCGCGCTGGGATGATTACCGCCAGCAAGCCAAGCGAGCGAGAAAGAACCACAAGCGCAGCGCAGGATTAGAGCGCGAAGCCAAGAAGATAATGACGGCAATCCTCGCCTATGAAAACAGGAAGGACGCTGCATGAAACCCCATACATTCCTTCTTTCTGAATACGAGCGCCACTTCGACGTTCTTATCGCCGCCGGCATCGAAGAAGACAAAGCCCATGAAGTCGCATGGGATTCTGCGGTAGCTACGGCAGATAAGAAATTCAAGTTGGGCGGCGTTATCCCCATTGATGACGACTTTGAGACTTCACCGAATGTCTATGGAGCATGACATGGGCGCATTAGCAAAACAGCCGGAACGTCTTCCGGAAGTAACGCGGACGCCGATGGAATTGCTCAATCAAGCTGTCATGAGCGGCAACATTGAGTTGGCCGAAAAGCTAATGGGGCTTCAGGAACGGTACGAGCAAAATCAGGCCCGCAAGGCGTTTGACAACGCAATGGCGCAGGCCAAGGCGGAAATGCCAATCATAGTCAAGGATCAGACCGTCGATTTCAGTTCTCAGAAAGGCCGCACCAACTACAAATATGAAGATATGGCTGGACTTGCCCGCCAGGTCGATCCGGTTCTTTCAAAGCATGGCCTATCCTATCGCTACCGAACGTCCAGCGACAAAGAATCCATAACCGTTATTTGCATCGTGTCGCATCGCGACGGGCACAGCGAGGAAAACTCACTCACAGCGCCCAATGATCTAAGCGGCAACAAGAACGCTATTCAGGCGATCGGCAGCACCCAAACATATTTACAACGCTATACGCTCAAGGCCGCGCTTGGCCTTGCTGCCAGCAAGGACGATGACGCGCGCAGCGTGTCTTATGACACGATTAGCGCAGACCAACTCAAGACGCTGCAAGACAAGATTAAAGCGGTAGGCGCCGATCCTGATAAATTCTGTGGCTACATGAAAGTCAACGACTTGGCCGATCTTCCATCGGGCCGGTTCGATGATGCGGTTTGGGCGCTTGAAGAAAAGGCAAAAGCTAAAAACAGGGGCGCAAAATGACGGACGACGTTCTGGTTCAAGGGACGGACGCATGGCGATCCGCTCGTTGTGGCAGCCTTGGCGCTTCGGAAGTCCACGAAGCAATCGCAAAGACAAAGAGCGGTTATTCCGCTTCTCGCGCTAACAAGATGGCCTCGCTTATTATTGAACGCATAACCGGAGTCCCGCTGCCGACGTTCCAAAGCGCAGCAATGGCAACCGGAACGGAACGAGAGCCGGACGCCCGCGCAGCTTATTGTTTCCGATCAGACGCCGACGTGAAGGAAGTCGGATTGTTTCGCCATCCTACGATGCCCGGCACCCATGCCAGCCCAGACGGTTTAATCGGTGACGACGGCCTGCTGGAAATCAAATGCCCACAGCCGGCGGCGCATTTATCGGCACTGTTAGGTGAACCAATTCCCGATCGCTACATCGTGCAGATGCTTTGGCAGATGCGGTGCGCGGATAGGCAATGGGCTGACTACGTTTCATACAATCCTGACTTCCCGGAAAGCATGAAGCTGCTCGTTACCAGGGTCAACCGGGATGACGCGAGACTCGCAACCATCGAAAAGGAAGTCTCCGACTTTCTGGTTGAACTCAATTCCAAGGTTAAATCCCTACAGGAAAAGTTCGGTATGCAACGGGAGGCAGCATAATGGCATATGAGCAGCGCAACAATACCGGCTCGCTATTCAAGAACGAGAAGCGCGAGACGGATAAGCATCCAACCCATACCGGAAGCCTCATTGTTGATGGTGTCGCATATTGGCTTTCCGCATGGGTCAAGGAATCGCAGAGCGGAACCAAGTTCTTTTCTCTCGCCGTTAAGCCGAAGGATGGCGGCGCTGGTTCGGCAAAACAAACTCCGCAGCAGGCTGCCCGCGCTCCAGCCAATGCTGATATGGACGACGAGATTCCGTTCTAATGATTGTCTCGGAAGAACACATGCACGCAGTCGTTGCCGTCCTAAATGACTTCGACGGGACGGCTGAGTTTAGCTATCGGGCAAACGTGGCCGAAAATGCCGCCAAGGAAATATTTGCGCGGCTTTATCTTTCCTATACCGGGTCGATAGACGAGCGCAAAGCGCGTGCAACCGTTCACCCTGAGTATGCGGAAGCTAAGGCAAAAGAAGCCGAAGCCCTTCGCGATCTTGAGCGTCGCAAGGCAGAACTGAAATCAGCGGAAAACCTGCGCGAGATTTGGCAAACAGAAAGCTTCAACGCCAGGGCGGCGGAGAGAATCCGTTGAGGACCGAATTTAGCGCAAAGACAAAAGCGGCTGCCGCGCTGCGCGCTGCCGGTCATTGCGAACAATGCACAAGGAAACTGATAACGGGCGATTATCACTATGACCATGAAATTCCTGATGCACTCGGCGGTTCCAATGATCTGTCTAATTGCCGCGTTCTATGCCGGTCATGCCATATGGAAAAGACATCGAGCGAAGATGTTCCGCGTATCGCGAAGGCTAAAAGAAATTACCGGAAAGCGCGCGGCATCAAAAAGCCAAGCAAGTTTGCTGGTTCGCGTGATTCAAAGTGGAAAAAGAAACTAAACGGCGAGGTTGTTCTGCGCAATATTCTAAAGGCGGGATGAAGCCTTCTTAAGCCATGACTGACTTCACAGACGAACCACTATACGCGAGCTAAGGATTCAACCGTGAGCCAGAGCAGTCGCTCCGAAGTATGAATTTATGAATCGAACGCTCCCATATCCCCCGCCCTGGCAAGACGCCCCGACGCTATGCGCCCACCTGTGCATTAGCGAGGGAACGCTGGACAACCTTGTTCGGCAAGGGAAGCTCCCTGCGGCCCGCTGGCTGGGCGGAAAGAGGGTGTGGAAATGGCTGGAAGTGGAGGCGCTAATTGATGGCGGACAGGCTAAGGTCGAGGAACTGTCCCTAGTCGAAAAGGTGCGCCATGAGACAAGGAAGGCGGTCAATGGCCGGTAATTTTTCCTATGTCATCAAGGCATATCTCGGCAGTCCACAATTCGCGAGCCTGGCGGTTTCGACCCGCTATAATTGGCAGCGGGCGCTTGTGCTGGCGGAAGCCGGGCTAGGAAGCCTATCCACTGACGTTGTGCGGCCCGCACTTGTTCAGGCCCATCTTGACGAATTGGCGATGTTTCCTGGCAAGCAGGAGATCGCCAAAACAGCACTAAAGGCTGTCGAGAAGTGGGCGATGGTGCGCGACCTGTTGCCCTATCCTATTACCACAGGCGTTCAAACCATCGGCAGCGACGGCGGCCACGAGCCCTGGACCGACGACGAGATCGAGATAGCCCAACAGAACGCGCGGCCAGACTTGGCCAAGGTGGTTGCGCTAGCAATCAATACTGGGCAGCGCGGTTCGGACATCGTGCGGATGCGCTGGTCCGACATTGAGGATCAGGACGGGCGCAAGGGGATTGCCGTCACACAGCAGAAAACCGGCAAGCGTCTATGGATTCCGCTCACTGCGGAATTTAGCCAGCGGCTTTACTCCTGGGACAAAGCACCGCCGTTCTTTCTTGTGCTCGCACCGGATGGTCGGCAGTTCACCCGCAATCGCCTCTCGCACGATTGGTCTATCGAGCGCGATAGCAACCCGGCATTGAAGGGCCACAAGGAACGCGGGCTTGTGCTGCACGGCCTGCGGGCTTCCACGGTTGTCCGCTTCCGCAAGATGGGCTTTACCGAGCTGGAGATCAGTTCGTATATCGGCATGAGTGAGCCGATGGTTGCCCGCTATTCTCGCCTCGCAAATCAGAAGAACATGGCACTGGCGACTGTAGAACGTATTGAAAACTTCCGCGCCGACAGGATCAAATCGTTACAGGATAAGCCATTGAAATATAAAGACACGTCGCTTTGATTCAATGAGTTACAAGTAGGAATATCAAGTGTTTAGCGGAGGTGGTTATGGGCAACGAAGCACAAAAGACGGCAACGGAGTTCAAGGAATGGCGCAAGCGGACAACCTTCAAAACAGGTGAGATTTCGCACCGCGCCAGGCTAGTTCAATTCGACTTAGACGCGCTGGCGAAGATGGAAGCCGAAGGCCATGAGGTCAAAGGCTATCGGGATTTAGCGCAGAAGAACATCTCCGCTCTGATCGATTTGTTGAAGTTGCAGAACGAGGCGTAACGCTAACAAATGGTTACCTGTTAACCATTGATATTAAAAGACTTTGGGCGTCAACTGGTTGGCTAGAACAGGCGAGGAACGGCGAGATGTGGCGGCCAATAGCAACGGCACCAAGGGACGGAACTGAAATCATAGCTGCGTGTGGAATGGACGGCATTCAGATAGTAGCGTTTTTTGATTGGGCCGATAATGAACACCATTGGCGGACCCCAATAGACCCCGCAATATGGTTTGAGGACCCGAGCCATTGGATGCCAATTCCTGAGTGCCCGCGTCATGAGCACGTCGATATTCGTTTACCACCATGCCCTCAATGCGGCATGCGAACAGCGGTTGCGTTTTTGGGTGAGCCAGCCGGACATCGGATGTGGACCTGTCATCGCTGCGGCGGTCCAAACTTTGAACACGAAGGCGATGATGGAAGTGACCCGAAAAATAATTTTGAGGAAATCCAATGCCGATGAATAGCGGACAACTTGAAACTAGAGGCGCGCAAACCGCGCGACTTGTGCCCGTCGATCCTAATGTCAAGTCGTCCAAAATGCGCAAGTTGTTCAATGATGGCGTGAGCGGAAATTCCAAAATCGGAAAAACCACGGACCCCACATGCTACAATGCTCCTGTCAGTCGGAAACGGCTGACCCGGCGGTTGACGCCGCCGGGTTGTTTGACAAGTGAACAGGAGAGACAAATGACTAGCACAAAGCCGCTAGACATGGAAGCCCGTTGGTCCGAGTTGGAACAAAAGCACAATCTAAAGTGCCTTTGGTCCGAAGTGATCGGGAACCGCACCATTCAAGTCGAGTGCATGTGGGTTCCTAGTGCTGGCGTCACCATCATGGTGACGAAGCACTACGAACACCCGATCCCCAGAAGCTGGTCAACAAAAAAACCATTCCCGAAGATGACCGCCCATTATGCCTACTTCCCGGCTGGTGGCGTCACATGGGAAAGCATGGATGCGGCGCTCGCCTCAATCAAAGGTGAGCAGACTGAAGATGAAGTGAAAGAGATAAACGCAGCGTAACGATTGGCCGCTCCCGGAAACGGGGGCGGCTTTTCGTTGAAACCGTTATGTCTGATTAGAGTTTTGGGGTGCTAGGCGCAGAGCCGATAGCCGTAGAAGCCAGGCGGTCTTATAGATGCGCGGTGGAGGCCGAGGCCGAACAGTGGGTGCAAATCCCGCGACCCCAGCCAGAACGTTAACGATGGGTTAAGGATTCAGCATGGAGACACGCAATGGCACTATCTGAACTACCAATCAGTTCTGACGAAACGTCTAAGGCGATGCTTGACGGTCTGACCAATCTTATCCGTGATAAATTGCGCGAGAGAATTATGGCTAGGATCAAGCCGGACGTAGACGCCGCCGTTGAGGACGCGCTGGCGGCCTTCAAGGTGACAATAGAGAGTTACCGCGAAATGCACATGATGCGCGACACCATTCGCGTGCTGGTCGAAAATAAGACTGTCCAGTAGAGCAAATCCTTAATGAGAGTTTAACGTTTCCACCAATCACCAATAAAGCCATCCGGGAACAGCCAGCGATAAAGACGGCGCAACATTGGCAAACTCCTATTTTGACTGGTCGTATTCGTAGCGGAACCATTCACGATAGTCTGTGAAGTAGGCTCCGCAGTTTTTTAGGTCGCCCTCTCGTTGACCGAAGATGATGTATTTCTCACCGACACTAATGATCGTTCGGTCGCCAACCTCGTCGCCCACCTTCGGGTGAGTATCGCCAGCAGGGATCATGACTGCTCCTATTTCGTCTGCTCTAATACAGACATCGCTTGCTCCACACTATCCCAACAAAACAATCTGCCCGGATTCGGTGCCAAGTTATTTGCTCTTTCGTATTCGAGAACATCGTCAACAAGGGTCTGTAGTGCCTCACGCAGCTTTCTTACTTTGCCAGTTGGTTCTATTTGCGGACCGCCAAGCATTAGAAACTCCTCAGATCGTTGGGTCTTTGCGAACAAATTTCCGTTTGTCCGCAGACCTATCAAGTTTCCAATAGCCATAGATAGCCGCCGTCGATAGTTTGAATTGTTCGGCCACCTTCGGCCCACTCATTCCGCCGTTGAGCAACTTGCCAGCTCTAACGATCATCTTTTCGGTCATGACCCGCTGCCTACCCCAATCCTGGCCGGTCTTGTCCTTCCAGGTCTTGATGCCTGCGGCGGTGCGGTGGGAGATAAGCTGCCGTTCCAGTTCCGCCACCAAGCCGAGGATGCCGAGGACAAACTTGCCGGTAAACGTGTCAAAGTCGAAATTCTCTGTGAGGCTGCGGAACTTAGCGCCCTTGGCATAAACACGATCTAGCCGGGAATAGAGGTCGCGCATGGATCGAGCGAAGCGATCAAGCCGCCATACCAGTAATGTGTCGCCTTCACGAAGGTCTTTAATGGCGTTGTCGAGTGCCGGTCTAACCTTGGATGTGGCTGAGAGTTTTTCAACATGCAGGTTATCTTCTCTGACGCCAGCCTTGCGGAGTGCGGTAGTTTGTAGGTCTAGGTTTTGGTCCTGCGTTGAAACGCGGGCATAGCCCACCAAGAAATGTTCCGGCTCTTTTTTTCTTTTAGCCATTGTCCGTTGAATTTCCTATAAGTGGCTGACGCATCCTACAATTTTTACCGGATGGCCGACTTTCTATAGGAAAGCATACGCTATTGACAACCGCTTGTCAATGTGCTATATTAGGTTTTGTTGAATGGGAGAGAGGACATGAAAGAACGCACAGCACGAAGCCTAACCGAAGGCAGCCGCGTCACCTGGGACAAAGACCCAAATAAGTGCGGCACCGTAATCGAAAAGGGACCGCAGCGGATCGCTGTCAAGTGGGATGATCCGAGCGAAGGTGAAGTGAGTTATCTGTTCTATACCGAGATGGCAAACATTGGCCTAGCCCCGCCTACTGGTAAGCCGCGCCCCGGCGAGACTTGGGAAAACCTGAGCCGCAGCGAAGTCGGCATCTAGAGGAAAACGCCGATATGACTGACACCACCCAAATGAACCGCCAGCAAGTCGAGGCCGCTTTTGTCGATGCTGCTGAGCGTGGCGACTATCGTCTCAAAAAGGCTCTTTGGGTGCGCGTGTGGGAACTGACCGAACTAGGCCAATGGGACAGCGACAAGTCATATCAACCCGAACTATCAAAATAGGCC